TCTTGGTAAAGCAGGTATTTATCCTAGTATGGTTGGTGGTTATGGTATTACTCCAGCCGATCAAAAATATAGCGCAGCAGAACTTGCTAATATGGGAGCAAATAGAGATATTTTGGCGGGTAAAATCCCTGGACAAAAATTTAATGCTGGGCAACTAGAAGAACTTTCTCAATATAATAGAGCACTTGGTCTTAATGCGACTACAGGAATGGGTTTTGGTGAGTCTTTTAGACAAAACCTCGGTGGACTTGAAGCTCAAAGAGATTTTGCAAGACTAGGTAATTTTGGTAAAGGCATAATGAATATTATGCCGGGTAGAGTTTTAATGACGGGGCTACTTAATAAAATTCCTGGAGTTAATTTACCAACTGAACTTTCAATGAGTCCTATTAATTATAATATTACTGAGGATATGATGGGATCTGACTTAGCTAATATACTATCAAAACAACAACAAGAAATGTATAGCCCTGATTTAATGAATAGATATTTATTTGGTGATGAAACACAAGAAACTTCTGATGCGCCCTTGACTCCAGTAGAGACAAGCGACCTAGACGCAGCACCAAGAGAGGACGACCATCCAGACTTGAGTCTTAATCCTTTTTTTAGACCTGATC